CAGAAACGTCAAGTGTTACGATCTCTCTTACACCTTTTACAAGCTGTATTTCAGCAAGCTTGTAATCATTTTGAACTGTACCGATTTGGCTATATACAGCCAGCCGCGCATAACTGCTTGTTGATGATGGAAGTGCGCTTGATGTATCTTCATATTCCAAAACCAGAGTTTTAATGTCTGTAAGGTCTATTTTTTCATTTTTCCGCACAATACCACCAGCGTTTGTGCGCGTGCTGACTATAGTCATACTATCAGTGTTTTGCGTGATTTCTGGGGTAGATGCTCCGTAATTACTTACATATTTTACAGCTTGTGCAATCCATTCCCCGCCATTTTCGATGCACTCGTTTCCGTATCTGTATAGCCACAGAGCATAACTCAGCTCCACGATTACGCTCTGGCCCTCGGTGGTGATTTCTACGGTTTCGCTGTCGGTTTCTGTCCCATCCGTTGCCGTTACTATCCACGTTGCGGCGTAGGGGATTATAAACAGTGCGCTGCCGTTGGTGTTTGGCGCTGTGTAGGTAATCTTGCCATCGGTGACGGTGACGGTTGACCCGGCGGGGTATGTAACGGCAATAGCGGCAAAGGCGCCTGTTCCAGCGCCGGGGCTGACAAGCTCCATCTGCCGTTCAATGGCGGTCACGCCGCTGCTATTGATAGCCAGTACCGCAACTTCCGCCTGATATACTGCCGCGCCCTGGTTTATATTTATTTCTCCCTGTGTCAGGTCTGCAAAACTGTCAAGGTTTGCGGCGTAATCCACGCCGAAAGAAACCTGGTCAAAGCTATTTTCTGTTGCTGTGCCGCCGGTATCAATAGCCACATACACACGTGCGTAGCCGCTGCCGGGGCTTATGCTTATACTTTCCGCTGCCGTTATTTCAAACATGCGCCCGGCTACCAGCATAAAGCCTGTACCAAGGGTAAAGAGCGTGGAAGTGAAAGACATATCCACGCCATACAACAGGCCGTCAGGCATACAGCGTTCCCATACCAAAGCATGGTCAGAAGCAAAAGGATGCTGATTTTCGAAATTTGAGCCGCGAATACTCATTTATTTTTTCACCGCCTTTTTAATTCTTTCCACCGCCTCAGTGAGCTTTACCGGTAAATCGCCGCACTGATACAGTTTTCTTTCATCGGTGGAGGATATGGATACTCTTGTTATGGTGGTTTTATATACCCGGTTGTAAATACGCATATTTACCGCCGTACCCAGTGCATAGTCGTTTCTTGAGTAAAAGCTGATATTGTGGCTGTTTATGTTTTCCTGAAAAACTTCTTCAGCCGCAAGCAGGGCGTTTTCCGCGTCCTTGCCTTCTCCGTCCTCATGGCCTATATCAGTGTAAAGCCAGCGGCCAGCGGCACGGCTTGCCGGGACAGTGCTGCTAATGTTGCCCGCTGTGTCGAGGTAAAAATCCATGTACTCATAACTGACAACTGGATCATCATCCCCGCTCTGTGTTTCGGTTTTTATTGAGACTGTCACCTTCGCCGTTACGTCACGGGTATAGGTTTCGTTGTTTATCTGGTGCTTACCGTCCGAGAAGAAAATATTTTGTACAGTGCCATCGGGCGGGCTGATTGTTATTTTCATGGTTTCGCTGTAAGCACCGATAACGGAAAAATCCACCTTGACCCCGGCAAGGCGGGCAAGGCGGATTATTTCATTGAGCTTATAGCGGCCCTCGTTCAGTTCCGGCATTAAAAAGGGCGTTGTGTCGGTGTTGCTGACTGTTACAAAGGGCATGGCATAAGCCGTATCAGGGCAGTTAATATAATGCTCGGCCAGGATTTGGGCGATAAACGCGCCGTAGGTAGTCGGCTCTGTGCCGGTGTAGATAATTTCCCGGTCAAAGGCCTCTGCCGGATCAGTCACCTTGAATTTGGTTTGCTGGTCATTGGGGCTGCTCTCGGTTATCAGGTACAAATGTGCGGCAGAATCCAGAAGCCAAGCGTTTTCATAGTCGCCCTCAAGCAGCTCAGTTAAAAGCACTTCCCCGGTGTTTACCTCTGCCGATGCAATAGGCAGCTTGGTATATTTATCGGCAGCAATGTGCTTGAGAGTAAGAAAAGTGTCTGCGTCTTTGAGGTAAAAAATATTATTCATGCTTTACACCGTCCTGTAATAGTAGTACAGTTCGGCGCTTGCGCTGCCGACAATTTCGTTGTTGCTCTTGATTTCAATTATGGTTTGCTCAGAAAGAGGGATTTTGAAAAACGGCTCATTGCTGACATTGATGTAGTTTATCAGGTCTGTTACTGTGCCATCGGCTGCGATTTTCCGGATATATGCGCCGCTGCGGGATGTCATAAGTTCCAGCGTATCCCCTATATCAAAGCTCGCTGTTATTGCTGCTTCTCCGTACACTGTGCCGGTTTGCAAGCCCGTCAAAGTGATAACCGGGTTAATTATGCTGCCGGTAAATCTGAGCTTTATACTGCCCTCTATTTGCCCCCTGGGGCTTATCTGCGCCGTGAACGCGCCGCCAACACCGGCAGAGTATTTGAGCTGCGGTGTCCAGCGGAAAGTATAGACCATGTTGTTTTCAGTGGAGCTGTTGAAAACAAGGTTGACCGGGACAGGCAGATACCAGGGAGTCTTACAGGCAAATGTTATTGGTACTTCCATCCATGTGCCTGCCGTGATTTCTGACTTGCTCAGTACATTCACATCAACGCGCCTGTAATACTCGGTATTCTGTGGCGCGTATATCAAAAGCAGCTCCTGCGCCTGTGCAATCCATTCAGTAAGCTGGATATATTGTGCGTAGGGGTTTTGCATGAAAATCAGAGTGCCGCGCGGGGTGGCCTGCTTTTCATCGGTGTTTACCAAATTGAAAAAGCCGTCCCCCACGTTGGCATAAGTGCGCTTATATTCAAGGCCAAGGCCGGAGGGGTCAGCAAATGCAAGGCCGTTAAGGCCGTTGAGGTCTACCCGCTCAGCCTTTTCATTTTGCAAGTAGAATTTACGCATTTACACCATCCCTCCAAGCTGCCTGTCAACGTAAGCGGTGATATAGTCCAGAGTGTCATTATCTATGGTTTGCGCGGTGAGATAATAATTTACGGTGGTGTTGCTGCCGCCGTTGGGGTTAAGCCCCGCTGTGTATGCCCGGTTTTCTGCCTTGGTAAGCACTCGCTCACCTTCGTGCAGAATAGCCGGAAACTCATTATATGGGACATAATCAAGGCCGTCTTTATAGCCGCCGACGGCATTAAAAGTGATTTGGCCAAACGCCTGCACGGACAAAGTGCCTTTAACTGCATTTGCAAAGCTGCTTGTCAGTGAACGTCCGGCTTGGCTGCCGATGGATGATGCAGCACTGTTTAAACTTCCAGCCTGTCCCCATAGGCCATTTTTGAAGGCATTAATATCATTGACCGCTGCCGCTCTCATTTCGCTTGGAACATTGAAAGCCTCCAAGGCATTGGGGAGTTGTTCCATGATCTCAACTGTGCGCTGTGCAGCACCGACAAGGGTTTCTTCGGTCTGGAGGGCATAGGCTTGCTGTGCCTGAGTTACAGCGGCCCAGCTTTCATTTAATCCCTGAATTATCTGTTGCCCGCCTTCGGCAGCTAAGCCGCCTGCGGCTTGCACGTCTTGCACAATGGAGTTGAGAAAAGCCGCGCTTTCCTGTGAGCCATCTGAGAGTACAGAAAGCAGCTCTTTACTCAGACCGGTTTCCGTATCGGACAGCATTGCAAGGTTTGCCGCGTACTGGTTCCAGAAATCCGTCTGGCTCTGAAGGTTTGCTTGTAAATCTGTAGTTGAGGTATAGGCAAGCTGTGCAACAGCTTCAAATATACCGAACTCGGTTTGTGCCGCCTCATAGGCTGCGTCATATACTTGCTGTGCCGTTTCATGGAGCTGTTGCAGTTCATTTTTTACGCCGCTTATATAGGCTTGAAATTGCCCTTCGTCGCTTTGTTCAAAGGCGGCAAGTTCCTCTTGCTGTGCCATGTATTCCCGCTCAACTTCTATAAGCTGGTTGAGTGCGTCCACCTTGGCGGCGTAGTCGGAAGCATCACCAAATCCCAAAGTTCCGCCGTCACCCATGCCGGCCATAGTTTCCCTGTAGCTGTCAAGTTCGCCGCGCAGTTCTGATATTTTTGCGCGAACTTCGTCGATATTGTCGGTGTCAATGTCTGCTATAAGGCTGTCTGCCATGTTATCAGCGGCTTTATTAAATTTTATGGTCTGTCCCACGGTGGCGGCCACAACGCCTGCAAGAACACCCCAGCCGCCCGCTGTCACTGCCGATGCAGCATTAAAGGCTTTGACTGCAGTTGTTGCGGTCTGTATGGCAGTTGTTATTTTATTAAACTGGCTTGCCACAATCAGGGTTGCAGCGGCAGAGCCAATATAACCAATGTTCTCCCCCAGCTTTTCACTTTCAAGAACTGCGTTTCCCAGGGGGAGCAAGCTCTCACGCAAAAAGTCAGTAAAGCCGCTGAACACGTCACCGGCCTTGATTTGCAGATTGTTTTTGAACCTTGACCATTGGCCGTTGAGAGTGTCAGCCTGCTTTTCAAGGCCGCCGTAAAACCGGCCTTGTTCACTGGCGGCGTACTTCAGGGCGTTGATAATATCATCGTAGGTGGTTTCAAGTTGGCTGACTTCTTCAACTGTGCGGCCCGTGGCCTCTGCAATCAGGTTATAAAGCGGGATGCCGGCATAAGCAAACTGGCGTATGTCCATTGCTGTTGCCTTGCCCGCGTTGCCTATCTGCTGGAGGTTTTGCGCCATGCGCTCAAGCTCATCATTACCGCCGCCGGAAGCTGCCACGGCGTTTGCAAGGTATTCTATATCCTCAACAGACTTTTCGGCCTCTCTGCCTGTGGCGGCAATGGCCTGCACGGATTTGGTCAGCGAATCAAAGGAAAAGACCGGCGCGTTTTTTGCCGTGCGCTGGATTCGGGCGATTATGCCCTCTGCCGCTTTTTCTGAGCCGTAGAGCGTGGAGAAAGCAGCGGTATACTTCTCAATTTGGGCATTGAAACCAACACCCATTTCGAGGAACTGCTTTCCGGCCTCTGCTCCCGCTTGGATCAGGCGGGAAACAAGATTGCCAACGGCCACGGTGAACACGCCAACACCGCTTGCCGCCCGCTCACTGTTTTCAATTACTTCCTCTGTCCCCTGCCCATAGTTTTCAATAGCCTGTTGGGTTTCTCTCAGCGCGGCCTCCGTCTGAGCATAGGAAGCATTGACCCGCTCATTGGCGGCCACTGTTTTGGCGGCATTGGCGGCATCGCGGGTGGTGGCGTTTTCTTTCTTTTCAAGGGCCTGTGTGACCTTGTTTGTCCACTCGGTGCTCTGCCGGGTGGCCTCGGTTTGGAGCTTCAAGGCTTCGGCCTGTAATTTTTCTTTTTTGGTCAGATATTCAAGGCTGTTTGTCTGCCCTTTATATGTGGCGTCAAGCGCCTTGGTCTGGGCATCAAGGGCGGCAAGCTGTGCCAGAATCCGGGCCATGTTGTCCCGGTATTCCTTGTAGCCGTCAATGCCTATCTGTGGGCCTATTTTAGTTGCCATCTATTAAAAGCCTCCCTTCGGTTAGTCCCAATCAGGGAGCACGTCAAAATCAGAATTTTTAGCGTTGGATTCATCCGGCGCGCCGTTATAGATGTTCTGCGCCGATATTAGTGTAAGTAATTCGCCATGTGGCAAATCAAGCGTGGTGTTATAGTCAAGGCCTATATGCAGACCATGCCACAAAAACCACTCCGGGCTTTTCTTGCCGGGAGTGGTTTTGACTTTGGCTTTTTTGTTTTTCGGTTCTCCGCTTTTTATGCTCATCATGCTCCCGGCTGCTATGGTGCTTTCTATGGTTTCCATGATTTCACCATAGCGCCCGGAGGGAACGGAAACGCGCAAAGCGGAAAGAGAAGGAACGGCGGGGCTGTTATCGCCAAGTAAAGCGGCGTAACGCTGCCCCGCTTGCATTAGCTGGTGGAGCATCCAGAGACGGCCTTCAAAGGCTTTGTTTGCCTCTTGCAAATTGCTCAGAGTGCCGTGCATTTCATCAAGGCCGCCGTACTGCTGATAAACAGCAATAACTACCCGCGTGGAATAGCACAGGGGGTATTCTGTATCAAGGATTTTCACGCTGGTAGTTCTCATTGCTTTTGCTCCTTTCAGGTGGTAGCGGCGGTAATATTCAGGCGGTTTCTGATATAGGCATCTGCCTGGGCTTCGGTGGTGAAGGTGGCCTCGCGTTTCCAGCTATGCTGTGCACTATCGTCACGCATAATGGAGCCGGTGATTTCGGGTACTTGCCAATCTATTTCCTCACCCTCAGTGGTTGCGGCCTCATTGGGAATATCGAAAATAATCTTGGTCAGGATGATTGCACGCCAGAGAATGGCGTTGTTTTTCATCTTCTTCTGGATCACGCCAATACCAAGGTAGGGACTTTCCTGTGCATCGTTCCATACAAGTTCCTGTACATCGGTGTCGGTTACACCATCAATGGTGCCAAGGGCAGCAGGGGTAAGGCCGCTGATTGCAGCGGACACTTCGGGGCCGAGGTCGTCAGTCTGGAGAGTAACAGTGCCGTTGCTAAAGCGGCGCTGGCTTTCCTGTACCTTGTTATCGGCGTAGAAGTTGTTGTTGTCGGTGCTTTCAAGCTCAAAATTGAACTCTACCAGCGCGCCCATTCTGCCGCCGTTGGAATAGGTGGGGTTTCCACCGTTGGCGTTGTAAATTGCATAATAGGGATTAGAAGCACCTATAATTGCCATTTATTATCACTCCTTATCTGATAGCCTTTGCTATCTCTTCATCAAGGGTTTTTTCCATTGCTTTTTCCGCTTTCTTGCGGGATTTACTTGTTGCGCGGCGCATAAAGGCGTTGCGCAGGGTGGCAGTGCTGCCGCTGTCAAGGCTGCGGGCGATCATTGCATTAGGTTGGCCATTGGGAAACTTCTTTGTTTTTACATCGTTGTAACCCCCAAAGCCAATCTTGGTGTTAATGTTGCCGCCCAAATTCTCCATTTTTGCAAGGCCGAGAGAATCAAGCAGGCCTTGCTTTTGGGTGTAAGAAATGCCGCTCGGCTCTCTTTTCCGGGCGGCCTCTATGGCGGCAGCATCGGAAATATACGGCACGGCGGCAAGTTCTGCCCTAACCGTGTCTGCCACTTCCTTTGCGCCCTGATAAACAGCTTTCTTTATGTGTTCCTCACTGTGGTTATAAAGGCTTGTAATTTGCTTGGAATACTTATCAAGCCCCTTAAATTTCATGCTCGGCATGGCTTATTCCTCCGCTGTGATCGGTACACTCCAGAGCCATTCATAATGTGTAAAGCCGGTGTCCGGCTCATACTGGATTGTGTTAAGGCTCCACGCT